GAAGATAAGCTCGTTGACGGCACGGTGATTAAAGCAGGAGACCGGAAAATCATGGCGATACTGCCAGAGGAACCGGAGCCGAGTTTATCCTCGCTTGAGGTTTACGACAAGGCGGGGAAACCGAGAGAAACCTATCAGGTGATAAACGCAACTACGGTCAACCCTAACCTTACAACGGTTATCTTATACCGGCTTCAATGCCGGAAATGAGGTAACAGAATGAAGGATGAAATAAAAGACAAAAATTTGATTATTTTTTCTCTGCTGTCCTTTATAAGTTTTATTTTTGTTTGCGGCATTACTGCCGAATTTGTTTCAAATTCTATTGTAGCTTTGGTTATTGCTGTAATTTATTCATTTAGCGTTTTTATTATCCGCGAAATATTAGAAACGAAAGATATTATTTAGGAAGCAGTTATGGGATGGGATGCCTCAAAAACCGATCCGCTAAAGTGGGCCGCGAAAATGAAAGACGCTCCCCGTGACGCTATCAATATATTTGCGTTTGCTGTGTTTAGCCGGGTAGTTGAACATACCCCTGTCGATACCGGCGCTTGTCGACAGAATTGGCTTGTTACTATCAATTCTGAAACAGATGAATACGACCTATCAAGAGGGAAAGGCGGCAGGGTCATGTCTAATGGCGGTAAAGTAATTGAGGGTGCCAAGGGAGACGATACAATTTATATTCAAAATAACGTGCCATATGCAAAAACAATTGAATATGGGTGGTACGGAAAATGGGAAGGCGATAAATTTACTCCGGCAAACACAGACAAGGTAATCAATGGATTTTCAAAACAATATGGCGCTAAAGGAATGGTAGGAACTACATTGGCAAAAGCTGACCATCTCTGGGAGCGAGCAGTCAAAGCTGCTAAAGGAGAATAGTCTATTTTAGTTTTTTAGATCGACCGCCTTTCGATTTTACTTTTATTTGATCGAATGTCGAATAGGGGTAAACTGCTTGCCGTGTAAGTGGTTCAATGCCCCTTTTCAAAATGCGTAGATATACAGCGTCTTCGCTGATTTTTAACTTTTGAGCCAATTCTTTAATGGTGTAGCCTTCCACATTCATATTATCGGATTATGGCAGAAAAGGTTTATAAAATCAATATATTTTTCTATTTAGTATTGACAAACACGATAGAATATAGTATTGTGTTTATAAGAGGTAAGCATGAAAATAAACTTGGCTGGAAAGGATAACCAATGGCAGGAAAAGTAATGGATTTAACCGGACACAAATTCGGTAAGCTAACAGTCTTAAAGCTGGCTTATACTAAAAACGGAAATGCCTACTGGCATTGTATATGCGAGTGTGGTGCCAATAAAATTATAAAAGCACGTTACATGAAAAATGGGCGCACAAAATCATGCGGTTGCTACTTTTCTGAAATAAAAGCAAGAGATATGGCTATATTAGGTAAAAAAAATGCAACACATGGCGATAGCAGAGTTGGGAAGAGATCGAGGTTATATTCGTTATGGGTTCCGATGATACAGCAATGTGAAAACAAGAACACAACAAATTATATGAATTATGGCGGTAGGGGTATTTCAGTATGCCCAGAATGGCATAATTACATGGTATTCAAGGAGTGGGCATTGTCAAATGGATATGCAGACAACTTGTCTGTCGACCGTATAGACGTAAACGGCAATTATTGCCCCGAAAACTGCCGCTGGACAACAATGAAAGAACAGAACAATAATAAACGTAATAATCTTTTTATAACGATAAATGGTGAAACAAAGACAGCGGCTGAATGGGCTGATAAAAATGGTATACCACGTACTGCTGTATACGCGAGACTAGAAAGAGGTATGGATGCAATAATTGCGGTAACAAAACCTGTTGCTGTTTATGGGGGAAAATTATGAATGATTCGTACATCGAAACAGTTTTAATCGACGCATTTTTGACGCTCAATGAGTTTTCCGGCGTTCCGTATATCACAAAAGACGCAAATGGAAATCCATTAAATGTGGCGCTCCCAAACAAGCCGTTTAACCCGCCCAATGACAACCGCTATTTTGTGCTTAGTTTTCTGGTGAATGAGCCTGAGCCGGCCGGATTGGGGGAGCATGCCAAAAACCGCTGGGACGGAATTTTTCAGATCGATACTTTTACTCCGCTGGGCGTTGGACAAGAGGAAAGCAATAATAAATATCAACAAATCGTAAAACTATTTCAGAGAGGCAAAACTTTCAACGAGATAATGATAAAACGGACTTATCGCGCCATGCGCGGGGCGGAACCGGCATCAGGATTTTACAGGACGGTTATACGGTGTGAGTTTACCTGTTGTCTTCCTAAAGACTAGTCTTTTTTCTTTTTCGGGCGGCCACCCTTGCTAACTTCCCTGATTTTTTCAACTGCTGAATCATCATAAAAATTCATGCGCCCAGTTTGGGCTTTGGGCTGTATTCCAGCCCTGATAAGCCTGAATTTTGCGGCAGATGGAGTTATGCCGAGCATATCGGCGATTTCGGGTATTGTAAGCCCTTCCACGCTCATATATCGGTAAGAATATCAGGAAACTTTAGAAAAATCAATACTATTTCGTTGCAGGTTATTGACAAACTTGCAACTATTTAGTAGCATATAAATAGATTTACCTTTTATGGGTAAAAATAATCTTTAGGAGGCCAGTTATGGCAAAAACAGCGAAAAAAGAAGAAGAGGTGGTTCAACTGAAAGAGTTAAAAATTGAACCGTTGACTTTGACGGTCAAGGGCGATTCCCCGCTTATTGTCCATGCGTGGGGAGAAAAAGCGCGGCGGGAGATGTTGGAAAAACAGATGAAAAAGGCAAAATCGGTAAAGGAAGCCCGCAATCCGGCAGCGGATGTTATCAACTCCCTGTATTGGGTTTCTGGTAAGCCCAAAGAAATGACCGATGAAGCGTTTTTTGAAGCGGTCAAAAACGGCGCGAGATTCGGTTTTCCCGCAAAGGCTTTCAAGGCGGCGGCGGTATCCGCTGGTTATAGAGCAGGTACGATAAAAAACAAAGTTACCATGTTTGCGGCTTTTCACATAAAAGGCGAACTGTGTGAGATTATCGGCAAGCCTGAGCCGCGAGAGGACATGGTGCGGTTGTCGGGAATAAACAGTGTCGCGGATATACGGTTCAGAGCCGAATTCAAAGAATGGAAAGCCGTATTGAATATCAGTTATTGTCCCGACATGATTTCAATCGAACAATTAATAAACTTGGTCAATCTTGGCGGCTATTGTTGCGGGGTCGGTGAAATGCGAGTCGAAAAAGGAGGCGAATTTGGAATGTTTCACATAATGTCAAAAGGCGAAAAATAAAACTTGGCAGGCGGGGTATGTTTTGTTCAGGTATGGCGAGGCATGGTATGTTGTGTTGCGGTCTGGCGGGGCAGGCGAGGTGTGTTGAGGTGAGGCACGGCTCGGCTAGGTGAGTCATGTTACGGTTTGGTGAGGCAAGGCGGGTTTCGGCAGGCTAGGCAAGGTGAGGTCTGGTATGGCAGGGCTCGGTGCGGTGCGGTGGGGCTTGGTAAGGCAAGGCTATTTTATTTTAATTCTTTAGGAGTAAAACAACGAAAGGTGTCTATTCATGGAAAGTCGGCAGTCACTGTACTGGCGACGCCAACAAAGTCGGCGCGGAGTTGGAGGCAATCGGCGATCAGGTAACGCCCGATTCGGTTGTCGCTTATGCCGCGAAACATCGGAGATCGGAACTGTATTCTCAGTTTGAATGGGACAATGAAAAAGCCGGGCATTTGCACCGGCTAAATCAGGCGCGGCATTTATTGGCCTGTATTGTCATTGAACGGAAAGCGGTAACGTCTAAAGGGAAAAAGGAAGTCATTATCACACGAGCTTATGAGAATGTAAAAGTTGCGGGTAATGACGAAACTGAAAAGCGCGTCTACATTCCCATTGACGCGGCTTTAACCGTTCCCGAACATCGGGCTTTTGTGATTGAAAATATCCGCAAGGCTATTAACGAATTGCATGAAAAAGCCCGCGTGTATGACACGTACTTGAAAAACGCGGTACAGTTTAATAATGGTTTGGATATTGCCTTAAAATCCGTTTAATTGTACCGTTATTGCAACAAGACTCCCCGCGAAACGGGGAGTCTTTTATTCTGTTTCGTTGCACC